AGGCACTTCAAGTGCACATTATGATGCTAGTGCTGATGGAATAGCATTTAAAACAATTCGTGTTGATACAGGAGCAACTGTATCTAGTACAGAAGGATTGAATAATTATTCTCCAATCACTGCGGAATTTACTTTTGAACAACACAATTCAGTTCTTTATGGTAAACCTACTGATGGAAATGCAGGTTATACTGTAACAACTGGTGATGGTTCAGGTGATACAGCGATGTATGCTATTAAAGATAAAGTACAAGATTTTACAAAATTACCTTACTATGGAAAAGTAGGAACTATTGTCAAAATAACAGGTGATGAAGGAGATACTCTTTCTGATTACTATGTAAAATTTGAAGGAACAGGTGTATGGACTGAAACACTAGCTCCTGCTACAAGTTTAGGTTTGACAGACACTACAATGCCTCACGCATTGATAAATAATAATGATGGTACATTTACATTTCAAAAATTAGATTGGACAGATAGAAATTGTGGAGATGCAACAGATACTAATACTGACCCTTCTTTTGTAGGTAAAACAATACAGAATTTAACTTTTTATAAAAACAGATTAGGAATTTTATCAGGAGAGAATTTAATTCTAGCTGAAAATGCTAGTTATTTTAATTTCTTTGCTACAACAGTTACACAAGTTTTAGATACTGACCCTATTGATATAGCGGCTTCAGGTACTCAAGTTAATACTTTGAAAAACTCTGTATCATTTAATGAAACATTATTATTATTTTCAGATACAGCTCAATATAAACTTGACCACGCAGGAGATACAATTAGTCCTACGACTGCTATCTTAAATGAAGTTTCAAGTTTTGAACACGATGATAATGTAACTCCAATAGGAGCAGGAAAGTTTGCATACTTTGCTCAAGCAAGAACAAACAATACAGCAATAAGAGAATACTATTCTGATGATGATACATTAACAAATGATGGTTTAGATATTTCAGTTTCAGTACAAACATTAATTCCAACTAATGCTTATCAAATTATAAGTAATACAGTTGAGGATTGTCTAGCAATTTTATGTTCTGATACAGCAGATGCACAAGTTGTACCTTATTCAGCAGGTTCAGATGTAACAGCAACTAATGCTGATACGATGTATATATATAAATATTTCTTTGATGGTGGTGAAAAAGTACAAACCGCTTGGTCTAAATGGGAATTTGCAGGTGTTAAAATACTTGGTGGATTTTCAATAGAAAGTAATGTTTATTTATTTACGGCTGAAGGACAAACAACAAAATTATTTAAAGTAGATTTAAGAAATTTAAAAGATGCAACATTAGGTTTTGGTGTATATCTTGACAAGATGGTATCAGTAACAGGTACATATTCAAGTGGCACTGATTTAACAACTTTAACTTCTCCTTATGGAGCTAAGACAGGATTAATGGCTGTTGATAAAACTGATGGAACAGATTATGCTTTAACAAATACAACTGGTTCTACATATACATTAGTTGGTAATCATACTAACTTATGGATAGGAACATCTTACGAATCTAAGTATACTTTATCTCCTCAGTATGTTAGAGAAAATACTGGAAGAGGACTTTTAGCAGTAACTACAGGTCGTTATCAAATTAGAAATATAGCATTAACTTACGAAAACTCAGGATTCTTCACAGCAGAAGTTACACCTGAAAACAGAAGTACATCTACAACTGTAATGAACGGATATGTTCTTGGAACTTCAGGAAGCACTATTGGTGCTCCTGCATTACACTCAGGAACAATTAAAGTACCAATACAATGTAGAAATACCGATTTTACTTTTGACATTAAATCTAGTTCACACTTACCTATGTATGTAGCAAGTGCTGAAGTAGAAGGTTATTATCATAACCGAGCAAATAGGATATAATGGAAAAAGAAAACTATGTGCGTCCTGCGATATTAGCTGACGCAATACAATTAGCACCTAAAGTTAGAATAGCAGATAGAGAAGAGATAAGAGCATCAAATGGTTCATCGCCGTTGGAAGCTCTTGTTGTACCTTTCACTTATGAAAAAGCTAGAAGCTATACAATTATAGGAACAGCTAAAGAAGGAGTTATAGGTATGTTTGGGGTTGCTCCTACAAAAGACTCTGAATATGGAATAGCTTGGTTATTATCAAGTGAAGACTTATTTAAACATACAAAACAATTTATAAAAGAATGTCCTTACTGGGTATCACAAATGAGTAAAGGATATACTTATATATACAACTGGGTGGATAGGCGAAATTGGAAGTCATTAAAATGGCTTCAATTTTTAGGCTTTGAAGCTAAAGAAGAAATTAAACAATATGGAGTGGGTAAATTACCCTTCTTACTAATGATAAAGGAAACAAATAAAAATAATGTGCGGAATACCTGAAGCCCAATTAGCGTTGGCAGTATTTACAACTGTATCTGATTTTCAAAATAAGAAAGCAGTTCACAAAAGAAATACAGCCGCTAATGAAGTTAGTATGCGAAATGCTGACCACGCATATTTAGCTGATTTATCTAAAATTGATAATGAGTCCTCTCGTGCAGTACAAGCAAAGGCTCTAGCTGAATTAACAGCTAGACAAGAATTAGCTAAAAATCAAGCTACTGCTTTTAATTCAGGTTTTGGAAACTCACTTAGAGTAATGCAAGATATGAGTGGAAAACACGATTTAGGTTTCTCTGAAATAGCTTTTGATTTTGAAGCAGATATGTTAGCTTTACAAGGTTCAGAAGATGATGCTTACGCATCTATGCACAGAAACTACGCTAACATAAGACCATCTGACCCACCTAGTTTGTTGGCTTCAGGATTACAAATAGCTTCAGCAGGATTAGACTATGGTGCAAATGATAAAAGGAAATTTTTTAAAGGATAATTAAATGGCAACTGACATTAAATCTAGAAAATATAAATCACAAGTGACTAACAAGTGGATAGGCTCACGTTATAAAGGGCTGAATAGACACGTTGATGCTAGAACAACAGAAATGGGTCAAATTGTTTCTGCTTTAAAAAATGACCTTACTCCTGCTATGAATAATTGGGGAGATAAATATATTGAAAAGAAAGAAACTGAAGCAGGAGCTAAGATGGACGAGCTTCATGCACAAGGTTGGACAACAAAAAAGATTCAAACAGCTATTTTAAATAATGTATTTCCTGAATTAAGTAATCACTATGTTCAAAATGTTGTAGATACACACTCAGGAAGATTTGAAGCGGCTAATACTATACGTCAAATTGAAGCAAATCTTGATTCTTATGATTATAAAGATGGAACAAAAACTATAGAAGAATTTTGGAAAAAATTTTTACCTAATTTTAAGGAAGCTAGTACAGAATTTACAGTAGGATTTTCTGCTGTATTTAATGAGTGGGCGGCTGATGCTAAAATTAAAGATGCTCATAATAGAGCTGAACACGCACATACAGTAAAAATTGATAAAGCTATTAACTTTATGGACACTACTACTACAATAGCAGATATTAAGAATGGAAATTATTTTAAAAAGTTGTTGACACTTAATGATGAAATGCCTATAGAGGGCAAAGATAAAGCATACTTCTTTGATACTAATGAATTAAATGAAGAGATTGCTTTAGGGCACGTTCTTTGGTTAGCCGATACAGCTACTACTACAGAACAATTAGATAAAGCTATTATACTTTTAACTCAAGACAGAGGTAAAGGTAAAGGTAAAAATGAATTAGGCTCATTAGCAAATACTTATTCTAAAGAAGCTCGTGAACTTATTTTAAAAATTAATAATAAAAGAAGAGTTTTAGAAAATGATGGTAGACAAGCTAAAGCTGATGCAGAAAAAGAAGATGTCTCAGCAATATTTGTTGAATTAATGACTGATATAGATGTAGCTACTGCGGACGGAACAAAAACAAGAAAAAAAACACATACTGAAATTTTAGCATTAAGAGAAAAATTAGAAGCCTATGGTAATCCAACTTATATTAATGCTTTTGATAAACTTGCTTCTGTTGAAAGATGGAAAGAAACTGACTCTAATGTCTTTAATAGATTAGTGTCCGATATTGGTGATGGTAAATATGAAAGTTTAGATGAGGTGTTAGATGCTATGGTTGAATTAAATATTAATCCTGATGATTGGAAAGCGGCACTTACTTATTACAATGCGTTTGATGAAGATAGTAAAAAAGGGAAAATGCCTATTTATCAAACTAATCAAACTTATAAAGACCAAAAGAAAATAAACCTTAACGCTGTTAAAGGTAACTATATGGTACAAGTTGGTCAAGTTTATATTGAAAAACCTAATTCTTGGTTAGCTCAATCAAATGCTGATGCTTATATGAATGTAGAAATTATAGCGTTTGAAAAAAGATATAGAGATGACAATAAAGGTAAAGAACCAACATTTAAAGAACGTAATGAATTTATGGAAACTCTTAAAAACATTCTTGTTAAACAATTTACTGATGATAATGTTTCTCCTAATCTTAAATCATTTACTGATTATGAAGAAGAATTAAAAGTACAAGCAGAAGCTGAGAAAGCTAAAACTAAAAAATATGAAACAGCAGGAGTTACTCAAACAACTGAAAATATTTATGATAAGATAAACTTAGAAGAAATTAATTTCCCTGCTATAGTTAAAGAAATTGCAGAGAATTTTGACCCTTCTTTCTTAGGTATTCCGTTTACAGGTGATGACAGTAAATGGGGTGAATCTGATAGAGAAAGTAAAAAAAGATTTATAGAAGAAAACTTAACTAAGAAATTAGCAGAGATGTTCCAAGATAGCGGTATAACTGATACTATGAGAAAAGCTATGGAACAAGAAGATTATAATAATTTAATAAAAGAAATATCTACAAGAATTGAGAGTTTTGCAGGTACAACTGTAACACCTCAAATGATAGACCAAATGTTTAATATAATAATAGACAATCAAGGAACATAATAAATGGCAGAATCTATAACTAAACTAGGAGAGACAGATACATTTACTGGTTTAAGTTTAAACAAACCTCAAAGTGCTGAAATGGCATTAGAAGAAATACAAACTCCTAAATTCTTTGATACCTTAAAAAGTTTTTATTCTTATAGAGAAGGTAAAGATGTATTCAAAAGTATGGATAATGCTGACTTATTAGAATATTTTTATAATGATAGGTCTTGGAGAAATCACAATACAATATCTATGGGTATAGATATGGCTAATGTATTTGGAGAAGATGACCCTCAAAGATTACAAGAATTTAATTACATACAACAAACGTATATGTCTCTTCCGTCTTGGTGGAATGACCCTAATAGAAGTTTTGGTGGTTGGTTAATTGACAATGGTGGAGCTATGGTATTAGACCCCGTAAACTTAGTGGGTGTTGGTGTTGGGGGAATTGCGGCAAAACAAAGTTTTAAACAGGCTTTAAAATTATCTTTAAAAGCTAAAATGGCTAAAGAAATAAATGCAAAAACGGTTGAAGAAGCGGCTAAGTTAGCTTCAAAAAAAGCATTGGGTAGAGCTATTAAAAAAGGAGCTTTAACTGAAGGTTATATTGGAACTATTATTGGTGGAGCTCACGATAGTATATTACAAGGTACAGCTATTAGTTCAGGTATTCAAGATGAATTTAGTTTAAAACAAGCAGGAATTGCCAGTGCGGCAGGTTTTGGTTTTGGAACTGTATTTGGTGGAACTTTTGCGGCAGGTTCATTTAAACTTACTAGCAAAATTTTACAAAGAAAAACTGTAAAAAATATAAATGATTTTCACAAGTATGGTAGAAGCACTACAACAGGTAATAAATTATTTGAAGAAATTTTACCTGATTCATTAAAAGAAAAAGGTGCAAAACCTAAACTTAAAGATAGAACTAAAGAAGAAATAGACCAATTAGATGCTGACAGTAGATTACACGGAGATACTGTAGAAAAAAGAATTAAGAATTTAAGAAAAGATATTTTAAGCACAGATAAACCACCTAAGTTAAAATTAAATATTACTAAATATGAAGAGGGTGGTTATAGAAAACATCTTAAACAAAAAGTAATTGAAATAGCGGGTTCAATGGGAACAGATAAAATAACTGTAAAAGAGATGATTGAACGTGCTGTTAAGTTAGGATATGACAGAATTAAATTACAGGCGATGGCTCGTAAAATTGCTACTGACCCAGTATTTAAAGAACAGTTTGCATATATTATAGCTCACGCTGATGCTATTGCTAGAGAATATCAAGATATAAATAAACTTGCTTTAGAATTACATAGAACAGATTTGTCTCCTAAAGAAAGACAGTTAATTATTGATGAACTTAATATAAGAGATAAATCAACAAACGAAATATTAAATATTCAAAAGCAAATGCAAGAGAATGTTGCTAGAGGTGTTTATGCAGGAAATGTTATCAAAGTAGGGCAACGGGCTCAAGAATTAAAATTAAGACCTGAAGACCCTAAGATGGCAAAAATGAAATCTGATAATCCTGAAAAATATTGGAAAGCAGTAGCTATGCTTACTGATGATGACCAAATTCATTTAGCATTACAAAATGCTAGAAAAGTAGGTAAATGGGATTTAGCGGCTGAGTATGTAAATAATAACTTATTGTCTTCACCTGATACACATATTATTAATATAGTTTCAGGTTTAACACAGACACAATGGAAACCTTTTGTAATAGCATTAAGAGCGGCTAATATGTTACCTAAAGATAGACAAAGAGCTTGGGTACTTGCTAGAGAGGCTTTTCAAACTTATGTTTATCAATGTGTTTATGTAGGACACGCTTTAGGCAGAGCAGGTAAAAGTTTTTATTATGGTAGACCTATCCTTGATTCTCAACAAATGAAATGGGATAGTAATATTAGACAAGGACAGTTACAAAGATGGATAAGTGAGACAGCAAAATTAGGAACTGAACCTTTAGGATTAGTTGGTAAAGTTCTTCAATTACCTTTTGAGGTAGTTGGCTTAACTACTACATTACCTCTTCGTACTTTAGCGGCAGGTGATGAGTTTCTTAAAGCTATGATGTTTAGAGCTAGAATGACATCAATTATTAATTCAAGAATTATAGCAGAAAATAATATTGATTTTACTTTATTAAAAGGACATCAATTTAAACAATGGTATAAAACTAGATTTAAAGAAATACAAAAAGAATATTATGATGTGGACACTGGAAGAGCTGTAGAAATTGGGGATAGAATACAAGACCAACTTAATTCTCCTTTACACTATGCTAGAGAAGGTTCATATACACAAAAAGCAGGACAAATAAATCCAGTTACAAATAAAAGAGAAAGTCAAATTACAGGTGATATATTAAGTTGGACTAATAAACATAGATGGTCTAGGGTTTTTGGTTTACACTTTATTAATACACCTTCAAACTTATTACGTTGGAATTTTCAACATTTACCTTTCTTGGGTAGATTTCAATTTCAGATGAGACATATGTTAGCTGAAGTAGATGACTTAGCTGAAAAAGGAACATTCAAAGGATTTACTAAAAAAACATTAGGAGCGGCACGTTCAGTAGACCCTACACAAATATTTGTAAAAGGAAGAAGAAAGAAATATATTAATCCTGAAGCGGCGGCAGAAGCTAATGCTAGAATACAAGCAGGTTGGTTATTATGGACTGGTGCTGTAAATATGGCTATTGCAGGTAAGTTTACTGGTGGTGGTTCAAGAGATTATAAAATTAATAGAGAACGAGAATCAATTACTGGTTGGCAACCATATTCTTATAAAACAGAAGATGGTAGATATGTTTCTTTAAATAGGTTAGACCCTATCTTTATGCCTTTCTTTATAGCGGCAGATATGTATGAAAGATTAACTGAATACTATAGATATAATGAAGATATGCCTGAAGGAGAAAGAAGTAGAGAATTAGAATTAGCTTTAGGAACAGTTGCAACATTAGTAAGAAATTTAACTTCTAAATTCTATACTAAAAATATTTTAGAAACAGCTAATTTCTTAATGAGTGATGATTTCTTATTTCATAGAGCACCTGAATATGCGGCTATATCAGCTTTTTCAAGAGGTATATATAAATTTATGCCTTTATCAGGTGGACTTAGATATATAGATAGAGTTAATGATGATTGGGAAAAACAATTATGGGATTTCAATGATAGAATGACTCGTATTGGGTTAGGTGATGAATCAAAAGTTATGCCTAGAAGAAATATGTTGGGTGAAAAGATTGATAGAAAAAATGGTTGGTTATTTGGATTAGGTGGAGAAACAGGATTATGGTCTACACCTTTTGCTATGACTAAATGGAAAAATGCTACAATAGCTAATTTCTTTGAAGGAAGAGATTTTACATATAGACCACCATCTAAAAAAGGATTGATTGATATAGGTGTTGATTTAAGAAGTATAAGAAGAACTGATGAACAGACAGCTTATGATAGATGGCTTGAATTAAAACAAGATGTTACTTTTAAATATAAAGGAAAAGATTATAAATTAAAAGACTTTATAGAGAAAATGATTGAGGATAAAACAAGTCCTTTACATAAACACCCGTCAGGTAAAAAAGAAACTAAAATGTTATTCTTTACTTCACAAAAAGGATATGATTTTCAACAAAATCAAATTTTATCGTGGATTCATAAAGCAGAAAGAATAGCTTATTTCAAGATGATAAAAGAGTTTCCTCAAATAAAAAGCACTGCAATCAGTAATGCAGAACAAATTAATCAAGGGTATAAAGACGCTGAAAGTGCAATACAGATATTATTACAATAAAGTACCCCTTTTAGAAGAGATAAACGAATAAATACAAGGAAAATTTAAAATATGGCTAACAGTTTTGTACGATATACAGGAAATGGTAGTACAGATGCCTATGCAGTCCCATTTAGTTATAGGGCTCAGGCAGACGTATCAGTAACCATTGATGGTGTAGCTACATCAGCTTATACTTGGAATGGTGCGGGTACAGTAATTACTTTCACAAGTCCCCCTGCGGACACAACAAATATAGAAATAAGACGTACAACTAGCCAAGCGGCAAGATTAGTAGATTATGCTGATGGCTCAGTATTAAAAGAAAACGATTTAGATACAGACTCTTTTCAAGGTTTCTATATGGGACAAGAAGCCATAGATGATGCCAATGACAGAATTTTATTAGACAGTGCGGACTTTCAATGGGACGCAGGAAGTAAAAGAATTAAAAATGTAGCTGACCCTACGGCGGCTCAAGATGCAGTAACAAAGAATTATTTAACAAGTACATATTTAAGCACAGCTACGATTGCTAACATTAATACGTTAGCAGGAATTTCAGGATTAGCCACACTTGCAGGAATTACAAGTGATGTTACAGCAGTAGCGGCAGATGCTACAGATATAGGTGCAGTGGCGGCAAAAGCAACTGAAATCGGAAGATTAGGCACAGCAGATGCGGTAGCAGATATGGCATTATTAGGTACAGTAGATTGTGTAGCTGACATGGCACAATTAGCGAGTACAGCTACTATTGCAGATTTAGCAATGTTAGCAGAGACCGACATTGTTGCGGACTTGGCACAACTAGCGACAACAGATTTTGTATCAGACTTAAATGCTATTGAAGCTGTTAAAGCAAATGTTACAACAGTTGCAGATAATATTGCAGGAGTAAATAGTTTTGCTGACAGATATAGAGTTGGTACTACAAATCCTGCATCTTCATTAGATGAGGGAGATTTATTCTATAATTCTACGGACAATACTCTTAAATATTATAATGGAACAGGTTGGGCTTCTATTACAGCAGGTATCGGAAGTATGGCAGATGATACCACACCAGAATTAGGTGGAGATTTAAGTTTAAATGGAAACAGCATAGATTTTCCAACAACAGCAAATATTTCAGATTGCCTAGATGAAGATACAATGTCTTCAGATAGTGCAACAAAATTAGCCACGCAACAATCAATTAAGGCATACGTTGATAATGCGGCAGGTAAAACAGAATTGTATGGTTTTAAGAAAACTAATGGCACAGGTAGCCAATTAGAAGATTTAATTATGACCTATACAAATGGTGCAGATGATATTTCTGTAGCAAACAATGATGGTACTCAATCAGATTTATATGATGAAAGTATTATCGCAAATCAAGGACTTTCGTTTTCAGTAAACGCAGATGGCGAACTGAACGTAACAGTCTAATCAATAATAATAATAAATAAATGGAGAAAATAAAAAATGGCAACAATTAATTTAGGTAGAATTAAGCCAGTATTCAGAGGAGCATATAGCGGAGCAACCGCTTATGTAATTGACGATATAGTTACGTCAGGAGACGAAACTTTCATTTGTATACTAGCTTCAACAGGCAACGCTACTTCCAATGCTACCTATTGGACAAAATTAGCGGCTAAAGGAACAGATGGTACAGATGTCGGAACAACAATTACGACACAAGGCGACATCTTATATAGAGATGGTTCAGGATTGCAAAGACTTGCAAAAGGAACTGCAAGACAGGGGTTACAAACTAATTCAGGTGCAACTGCTCCTGAATGGGTAGATACACCACAATCTTTAATGACAGCACAAGGAGACATTTTGTATGCTTCTAGTGCTAATACACCAGCGAAATTAGCAAAAGGTTCTGCGGCACAAGCATTAGTTATGAACGCAGGAGCAACTGCTCCAGAATGGGCGACAGCAGGTGGTGGATTAACTTTAATTACAAGAACAAAATTAGGTAGTGCAACAGCAACAGTTAATTTTGACCAATCTATAACATCTGCTTACACCATTTATAAAGCAATTATTACTTATAAATTAGATACTGATGGAGCATATATTCAAATGAGATTTAGAGAAGGTGGGTCTGGTAGTGAAAGTGATTTATCTGGCAGTACTGACTATAGGTATATTAATGAAGCCTTTACAGATAGTGGTGGGAACGACAGAGGAAATAGGGCGGAATCAAATAAGTTTCACCTTGATAATGCTTCTGGAAACCATCTTTGGAATAATGTTGATTTAAATTTTCATATTCCATACGCAGGCGGTAGTGGAAGTCGTGCATCTTGGAATGGTCAAGGTTTTATGTATAGAGATTCTGGTAGTTATTATTTTGTAAATACTTTAGGTGGTTATTATGAAAGTACAGATACACCAACTGGGTTTTCGTTTGGTGCATCAACTGGAAATTTAGAAGCAGATACAGAAATTAGTCTATTTGGATATAAACAATAAGGAGAATTATGGTAGAAAAAATATTAAAAATTAATTGTCAAACTGGAGAACAAACTGAAGCAGAATTTACTGCTGAAGAAATCTCTCAAAGAGAAGCAGATAGCTTGGCATACAAAACTGCAAATGAAAATGCTAAAGCAGAACAAGCTACTCTTAAAGCTAATGCTAAAGCAAAGTTAATTGCAGGAGAAGCATTAACTGAAGCTGAAGCAGACACAATCGTAATATAGATAATCTAAAATCATGGAGAGTTGCTATGGGCAGATGGACTGCTTTAATTCTCTGTCTTGGTGGCACTAATGATTGTGAAGGTTGTCAATAGGGTTGTGACTTAATACACACGTAAGGTTTCACAGTTAGACCTTAATAAATAATAAAAAAGGAGATAAATATGTTCAATTTTAAACTAGAAATTCCAACTTATAAAGAATGGAAAGCAAGTGTTGAAAAATACACTACGCAAGTACAGAAATTTTATAAGGATTTATGGAACGATGTTTGGGTTAGATTTCCATCAAATAGTGATAGTTAATAAATGACGTTTTAGTCTTTAATGACAAGAAGGAGCAACAAAACAAATGAAAGACATTAACGAACTTAACTTAGAAGTAGAGAGACTTAGAGGCGATATAAAGCTCGTTAAACAATCTATTGAAGTTATAGAAAAGAATCACTTGGTTCACTTAGATAGAAAAGTTAATAAAATTAATAATATTTTATGGACTGTTGGTCTAATGATTTTTGCTCAATTAATTATAACTGTTAAAACTTTAATGGTATAAAAATATGATACCTTATAAATTATTATTCAATATTGGTTCAAAAGCCGTAGGTGGCTTTATGCAACGAAGACGGGATATAAGTGCACAAAAACATACAGTAGCTTTAGAAGAAGTTAGAAATGGAGCTATTAGAGCGAAACGTGCAGGTTCATTATTTTTAGATTTATTATTAGGAGCTTTTATATTAGCACCTTTAGGTATCTTAGCTTATGCTTCATATTTTGGAGATTTAGCTATGTATGATAGAACAAAATTGTTTTTTGATAGATTAGAGGACATTCCTCAACTTTATCTTTATTTAGTCTTTATAGTAGTAGGGGGAAATTATGGAATATCTGTTACGAATCTTTTACAAGGTAAAAAGTTTAAGTAACTTTTGGAATGTATACTTAGGCTCTACAATTATAATAGTTTTAATGTTTATATTTTTACTACTTGCAGGTTAGTTCTAAAATTGATGATGATTAAAATAATTGATTTTATTCTAAACCTTATAGAAACCTATAGTGGAAAAATAAATGGTTGGGCTTGGGATAAGAGATGGAAAAATAGACAAAGCGGAACAGGATACAGGAAATGAAAATATCAGATAAAACTGCTATTTCAATGCCTATGAGAAATCTTATAGGAATTGTAACAGCAGTCTCGGTAGGTGTGTGGGCGTTTTTTGGGATTCAAGAAACTCTCAATAAGCATAGCACGACTTTAGAGTTAATGGAAAAAGACCTACACCAAAATACAGAATTTAGAATCAAATACCCTCGTGGAGAATTAGGACAAAGTTCGGGGGAAGCAGAATTATTTATGCTCGTGGAACATATGAGCACACTTGTAGAAGATTTGAATGGAGAAATTAAGGGTATGAGAAATAATGCTGTTAATATAGATTTTTTAAAAGAAAGAGTTAAGAAATTAAGTGAAGACGTAGAAAAATTAATTAGAAATGGAAATGGTATAAAATAATGGTAGAAACTGTAGTAGCATT